TTTCTTATCGCTACGTACTCTGCGAATATAATGCTTAGAGAACCTAGGGTGTATACCACTAGCAGAGTCAACAAGCTGAGACACAGTACCAGACGGCTTAACACACGTAATAGCAGCAGACTGATTAATACCAAGCTTCTCAGCCCATTCCTTGTTAGTGTCAACAGCAACATCTCTTACTTCCTCTAGCCACTTAGCTAAGTCCTTCGACTCTCCCTTGCCCAACAGCCAATGATCCATGATACCCGTCATGCTTACGCCCAGTAGTGCCTCTTCCGCTGTGTTCTTCTTCCATACACTACGTAGGTATCTAAAGTCCGTTAGCGTGGCTTGTAGTGTGCCTATGATCGCTGCTATACGTGCCTTCTTCTTCAGTGTATCTAGTGTGTCATCACCACGTACAACAATCTCTGACAGGTTACAGAACTGATTACTGCGTAGGATGATCTCACTGCAAGGATTAGTACCGAAGTCCTGATCAGCATCCCTACGTCCGTTACGTGCCGCTATCTTCTGTGCCGCTACACGACTAAAGATACCACGCTCACCTGCCTTAGACTCGTACATGTTCTGCATCTCACTGAGGAAGGACTCGAAGTCAGGCTTCTCAGTGTACGCTACGCTGTTGTTAGCGAGTCTACGCTGTCCTTCTAACTCCCACCAGTTACCTGACTTAGCCTTTGCCATGCGTGGGTCAGACAGGTTAGACAGGCTGATCAGTGCAGACCTACGTACACCACCAACAACTACAATGTCAGCAATCTTACAGACAACATCGTGACACTCGATAGATGTTAGCTTGCGTCCTGCTGCCTTGGTAAACGCTGCGACACAGAAGTTGAACAGGTCAATCAAAGGATCTGGGCCAGATGCTCTACCACCAAAGGTCTTTAGTCTTGCGCCTGACACTCTGACTCTGCTCATGTCCCACTGTGGTATCTTGCCTGCGTACAGCATAGCAATCAACTCACGGAAGGCTGAAGCCCAACCAACCTTGCTGTCACTAACAACAATAACACTGTCAGTCTTGTGGAATGTCTCAGCTACGACAGGTAGTTTGGTTATGAAGTTACGCTCAACACTGAAGCCTACACCTGTGCCACACATCAGTACGTACATAAGCTCGTCAAAGCTACGTGGTGAGTCAATGGCTAGGTAGCTACAGTTAAAGCCTGCTACGTTATCCTTGGCTAGTGCAGGCCCTGCTGTCATCATACAGCGCATACTAGGCATGACTTCTAGGTTGTATATAGCTTCATACAGTTCCTGTCCTTCCTTAACTGTAATCTGCTCACGGTCTCTCCAGAAACTAACATACCTGTAGACTGTCTCAGCCCATGTTTCTCTACGGCTATGCTCTGGTATCCATCGTGCGTAGCGGCTCTTGTGTATAAACTGTTGGTACTGATCCATTATGTGTTCTCCTCTGTTACCATTTCCGTTAGCTTGTTTAAGTACCAACCTGCTTTTTGTAAGTCCTCTACCGACTTGCCCTTGTAGTCGTAACGCCACAGGTACTTCATGCAATTGCCCTTGAGGTAGCCCTTGAATGCAACACTGGACATGGATTCCTCTATTGCATCAATACACTCTATGTTGCCTGTGTTGTAATGCTTGGGCGCACCAACCATATCTTCTTCGTCTTCTTCGTCCCAATCAAGCTCAGTAGTGCAATCATCTAAGCTAATCTCTGCTGCCTCTTCCTCCGCAGGTGTTGCCCAAGCTTCTAATCCTACGTGAGCTAGCTCCTGCCATGCTGCTTGTCTCCCCTTCTCTGTCTCCATGTCGTAAGCGGCTGCACTTTTTCTTGCTACTCTGTCCCACATGCTAGGTGTTGCGTCATTCAATCTGGTCATCTTGCTCAAACTCCTCTGCTAGTTTGTCAAAGTTTTTAATTATCCTATCCTCAAAAGCATCCACTAGGTCTGACGTACTGATTGACAACATCTCACATATCAACTCCTCATCTAGCGTAGCGATCACTTGTTCTTTAAGTTCCTCTAGGGTTAGTGGCATGGTAGCTTCTTCCCTTTAATGTACTTGGTCATTTCCTTTGAAGTGTCTATAGTGTAATGCTTAAAGCCTTCCTTAACACACCACTCCCCCATTGTTAGCTTACCACCCTTGCGTACTTTCTTGCTAGGGTTTGATAGGACAAAGATTATCTCCCACTCAGGCATGGAGTCTCTGATTGCCTTGTACTTCTGTGTATCACCTACTCTGAAGAAGCCCTTGCACTCTATCAGTATTGCCTTGTCTTCGTGTACGAAGTCCGGTAGATACGTCCTGTGTGTGGTGTAGGGCAGACCGTAAGGTTCAAACAAGTACTGCCCGTCTAGCTTCTCTGATAACTTCTTCTCTAACCCTGATCTAAAAGCCTGTTTCATCGAAAGTAATCTCCCTTACTTTTGGCTCGTTGACTACGGTACATAAATACTTTGGCCCGTATGCGTAGTTGAAGACTCTTAAATCTGGGTAGCAATGGTCTTTGAATTGACAGTACGAGCAACCAATAGCAAGCTTTAAGTTTCCTGACTTGCCGTCCGGTACGGGTTGATAACACAGCGCGTCCGGTTCTAGCTGCTCTACTAGCTTTTTTACATGGGCCACCCTCTCAGTAATGGGTTGTTTTAATATGTCATACACTGGTGCTTCTGTGTCATTTAGGTCATACTTAAGGTAGGTCAGGTGTCCGTTTGCCTTGTCCATTGCTAACCAACCGAACTCTGTTGCACCCTCTGAGTAAGCGTATGCTTTGATCTGATCAATGTAACCGAACGGATCATCAAAGGCTAACGTGCCTTCCTTAAACTTCTTGAACCCAAAGCTACTTGCTGACTTGACATCAGTAACAACACCGTCAATCTTACAGTCCATGTGTCCTACGATACCGTCTACCTTGCACACCTTCTGTTCGTCAGTCACGCTGTGTCCTGCCATGCGTGTGAGGAACAACAACATCTCTTCAATCAAGTGACCATACATAAACTTGACGTAGGTATGTGGCTGTAACTCTTCACCGTCAGTCCCATTGAAGTGGTTCCATAAGTACTTGTCGGTGCGGCCGATGTTACTGAGGCGTAGCCTCCGGTTATCCTCTCGCTTCTTCCGACCAAACTCTGTACGCATGAGAGCCTTGACTCCTTCCCCAAACCTCTCTATCTCTGCCTCTACGTCTACTGATGGGTCAGCGTCCTTGCTTTCCATCAGTGCATAGATATCGGCAACCACGTTATCCGTTGTCTTGTCCATTTAAAACCTCTACCGCTTGGCTAGGTGTACAAAGGAACCACTCGTTCCTTCTCTCATACTTCTGTTCCAACAGTCTGTGTGCTTCAGCTTCAGACTTCCTTCTATTGTCTGTAGTATAACTATAGTATAACACATAATCTCTGAAAGGGGAAGAGGTTTGGTAACTCTTTAGCCTGTCCTGTGCATCAATAGCCATGCCCACCTTAACCCAACCGCCCCAAGCTACGTTAGCTATCACATACACTGAGCCTTCTGCACTGTCTGTGTAGTTCTCTAAGGAACTAAAGGCTGCTTCCTCAAACCCCTTGTAACGTCCTGCTTTGTATAGCGGATGTGTCTTCTTAACTTCAGCACCATTAACCCACATCCTTTTAGCATCTCTTGCCTGTACTGCTTCCTTGTTGTCTTTGTAGTACTTACCCTTAGTGGGTATCTGCCCAACTATTGCCAACTTTGTAGTCGCCTGCGAGGGGACAGTTGAGGTTGTAAAAAGTTCCTGCTGCTTGGATGCAACTAGTAGCGAGTCTTCCGAAAACCTCTGCTTTCTCTTGTCTAACTTCTGTCTGGATTTCATCGTGAATGTTTCCTATAAAGTTATAGTCAATGCCCCATATCGTAGCGTACTCCTCCAACAAACACAGTGCTTTCTTCATAACGATTGCACCTGCTGATTGGAGGAGGCTATTCAATGCCGCGTGTTCTGATCGTATGGACACCCTTCTCCTATCCAGTCCATAAACATAGCCTCTTGAAGCCGCCAGTCCAACTCGTTCTCGTAGCTTTCCAAGAGCAGGCGTGTTCGATAGGAATGCAGCTTTAAGTCTTGTACCATCACGCCTAGTTCCTCCAACGATGCTTCCGATCTTGGCATCTCCGGCCCCATAAAGGAAAGCGTAGATGAAAGTCTTAGCTTGATCTCTAGTGTCAAGGCCCGCAGCCAACTGATTTGCTGTGTGTATATCTCCCGTGAGTATTTCATTAGTGTATCCCTCGTCATTCATATAGTGTGCTAACATTCTAAGCTCAAGACCTGAAGCATCCATGCCCACTAGCTTGTAACCCTCTGGTACTATCCACACATCACGACACTGCTTTCCATAAGGTGAGTAGACCGCAGGAACCTGCCCCATGTTAGGACTAGAGTGTGTCATGCGTCCGGTCACAGCACCATTAGGGTTTACGTACCCATGTACCCTGCCGTCAGGCTTGACTGCCTCTAACCAACTCTGTACCTGCGCGATACGCTTTTGGATCATCAGGTACTCGCCTATCAGTGTAGCCTCTGGTATTCCTTTCACTTCCTTCAGCACCGCCTCGTCTACGATGGCCTGTCCTGTCTCAGTGAATGTCTTAGGTTTCCAACCGAAGTACTCTAGGTGTCTGCCTATCTGCTGTCGTGAGCCTAGGTTAAACACAGGCCAATCAATGCGGCTGAATGGTGCCTGCGCTGTGACCCAGTGATCGCCTAGGAACTTGAGTCCGACGATAGAGAACGTACCATCTTTCTTAATCTTCGGTGTAACTTGTTTGATAAATGTCGGTAGTGGTGTAAAAGTTTCATGTACCTTGTCTTCAAGCTCATACTTCTTCTCCTTCAGTTCCGCTAATAATATGAATGACTTCTCTTGATCTAAAAGCCAACCTTTTTTGATCTGAGTATTAATAATATTCTGTACTTGATGCTCAAGTTCAATGCTTTCACTTCCAAAATCTGCAAGCTCAAGAAGTAACCTCTTGTACACCAACACATTAACCCTAACGTCTTGCTTACAATACTCCACCATCTCTCTTGAATACGTAGTAAAATCATTGAAGTCTCCCTTGGGTTGCCCCAGTGTGTTGCCCCATTTCTCCAGTGAGTGTCCACCTTCGCGTGATGGGTTGGCTAATCTTGACATGACTAGAGTGTCGGTGATCTTACACTTGCTAAAGTCTGCACCCAACAGTTTCTCTAATACAGGTATGTCATAACCTATGATGTTGTGTCCTATCAGTTCGCATTCTCCCTCTGCATCTAACCACTCCTGAAACCTACCTCTCTTGAGACACTCCTGATGTATCTCGTAAATGTTATCATCATTCTTTATCTCATGGATGCATACACAAAATACTGTGTCTGGGTTAAACCCATTGGCTTCTATGTCAAACACAAACTGTCTCATTAAATCACCTGCTGTTTTCTATCTCTATAATCACACCACCCATTAATAGAATCTAAAATCTCAGCTATGTTATTATAGCCCCGATACCATTTCTGATTAGCTTTGTGTCTTGGCGCCCATCTCATCGTATGTGGTGATATAAAAAAGTAACACTTTCTATGATGAAAGCACACCTGTCCTGCCCCATAAGGATAAACTTTAGTCTTACCTAGCCTCTCAAGTTCGTTAATTGTTTTGTCAATAATAACAGGGTCTGCTATATCTGTCTCTGAGATATAATACTGTCCAACTCTATTAGCCATTTTAAAACTCCGCTTCATCTCCGGTAGGACAACTGGTTTCTATCATTCGACCAGACTCCTCATCATAATACAGGTAACAGGCAGGCCCTGTCAACCCCACGAACCTATTTTTTAACACACGGACACAGGTTGTGTTGCGTGTAGTAGGGTCAGCATGTTGTTGGTCACGCTCTAAACCAATAACAATATCACTAAGCTGTGCGATTGCGGCACTGCCTCGTAGCTCCCCTAGGCTGATCTTACCACCATCTTCATGCGCCTTAGAGCCGCTAGGTCTGCGCAGGTGTGACACTAGGAATAGCCCTACACCTGTCTCCTGAACTATCTTCCTAAGATTTGTCATAATACTGTCAATAGCTTTACGCTCATCGCCATTTTCCTGATCGCTCACCACAATACTAAGGTGATCTAGGATGATCCACTTGCAGTCCAGACCTTTAGCCATGTATCGTATACGGCCTAACAGATCGTCCTCGCTTGTGCTACCCCAATGATCTAGCAAATGTACCTTATCTAAACCAAACGTCCTTTCCCAATAACCACGCTCTTCCTCTATTGATACCCCTGCTCGTACCTCTGGTACGTGAAGTAGCTTGTTAGCCTCCATAGACATAATACCTAACGTAGTCTTAGGTATGTCTTCCTCCAGTGCTAGGATGCCAATGTTGTCTTCCGTGTTCTTCAATAAATAATACTCAAGCTCTCGCATGATCTGACTCTTACCCATGCCTGACCCTGATGTGATGGTCACTAACTCCTGCGGTCTAAAGCCGTAGGTAAAAGCATTCAAGCATTCCCAAGGATAGGGTATGGACTTGACATCCCTCTTCTCTTGAAGTAAATCCCATGTGTCTAAACCTGAGACAATACCGTCAGGTCTAAACGCCTTGGCATTCCACCACTCCTTTACAAAGTCAGACACCTTACGAGCCACAAGCATATCACCCGCATCCTTCATAGGCAGCGTGACGTTCTTGGCCTTGTTGGGGGTGAACAGATTAAGCACTGACTTAGCACTCTCCTGCCCTGCCTTGTCATTGTCAAAGCAGATGACTACGTGGTCAAAGGTCTCTAGCCATTCGAGACTGGCTTTGATGTCTTTGGCTGCTCCTGCTGCTCCTGATCTGATGCTGACTGCGGGCCACTTCCCGTCAAACATTTCGTTGACAGCCATTGCGTCTGCCTCGCCTTCCGTGACCGTGATGTACTTGCCGCCTGACTTGAACGCCTGTTGGCCGAAGAGACCTGCATTGTCAAAACCTCCTGTCGCATAGAATTGTTTGTTCTCTACTATCCGCACCTTTGTGCCTGTCGCTGTGCCTGTGTCTTTGTCGAAGTAGGGATAGTGGTGCTTGGTTATCTTACCATCCGTCCCGTACTCGACCGTGACACCATAACGCTTGGCTGTCTCTTGATTGATACGCCTGTCGGGTATCGCTGCTACTACTCCGGTCATCTCTAAAAGCCTCGTTGGTTTCTTTTGTACTGCTTGGCCTATCTGACCCTTGCCGTGTTCGTAATGGTTGCAGCCCCCCGAAAAGCAGACTGCATGTCCATCACTATAACGAGCCAGATTGTCCGATGAGCCACACGAAGGGCATGCCTCATGTTGGACGAATGTTGACTCTACTGACATCAGAAGTCCTCGCCTGCTTCCTGCTCTGCCACTTCCAAGACCTTGATCTTGTTGAGGTACGTACCTGTGCCGTGGACAGGGTGTGGTGGGCCTTCCTGCCACAATAGCCTGACCTTAGAGCCTCGACCTATGCGACCCATAAAGGGCTGACCTTCTTTGTCTACGACTCCAATGT